CCACAATGCGAGTAAAATAAAACTATTAAAGATAAGAGAAGTTGTAGATAAAATACTTAAGGAGATAAAATGAAAACAACAGACACACTAGTCAAAGACATATATCATTTGATAGACACCAAAGAAATTCCTGAAGGTGTAGATGTCGACAAGGTAGTAGATGCTTTTGGTGAGAATATGAAGCAGATACTTAAGGATAACATCACAGCTTACGAGTTCGATAGACGTAGGCTTCGGATGTCTAACATCGGTAAGAAGGATAGACAGCTATGGTATTCAGTTAATGGATACAAGGGCGAGGAACTAGAGCCTAACACGAGAATCAAGTTTCTATACGGACATCTTATTGAGGAGATGATACTTGCCTTGACGAAACTCTCAGGTCACGAGGTGACAGCAGAGCAGAAGCAAGTAGAAGTTGAGGGCATCAAAGGTTCTATGGACTGTAAGATTGATGGGGTACTGACTGATGTTAAGTCTGCCTCACCTTTCGGATTCAAGAAGTTTAAAGATGGTAGCTTAATAGATGATGACCCCTTCGGTTATATCGACCAGATTAAAGGCTATGCTCACGCTGAGGATGCAAGAGACTTTGGTTGGTTAGTTATGGATAAGACTAACGGACACCTGACATACCTTAAGTATGACTTAGATGACGAATCAAGTAGTCACTGGACGAAGCTTAACTTCTTTACTGTCGTTGATAGAATCAAGAACATCAAGAGAGTTGTCAAGCAAGAAGAACCACCGGCTCGTTGTTACGAAGTCAAACCAGATGGTAAGTCAGGCAATATGAAGCTGGCGATAGGCTGTAGTTACTGTGCTTACAAACACACGTGTTGGCCTGAGTTGAGAACTTTCATATACTCAACAGGCCCTAAGTTTTTAACAGAGGTAGTTAACCTACCAAGAGTAATAGAGGTGGATAAAGATGGCAACAAAGTTTCGGAGTAAGCTAGAAGCAGAGTGTTCCCTAGCGTTAGGGAAGGATTGGAAGTATGAACCTTGTAGACTAGCGTACACAATACGCAAGAACTATACACCGGACTTTGTTAAAGGTGCTTACTATATAGAGGTCAAGGGTTTCTTTAGGTCAGGCGATAGACAGAAGTATAAGGCCATCGCTGAACAGCTTAGGTTCGAGGGTAAGGAGTTAGTATTCCTTATGCCTCGTCCTGAGTCTAAGGTAGCTAAAGGAAACAAGATAACCTACACACAGTGGTGTGCTAAGAATGAGATAAGAATATTCTCAACTAAGCAAATCAAGGAGCTTAAAAAGATATGTCGATAGAAGATAATGTGAGTCCTGCTCATTATAAACAAGGCAACATAGAGACCATCGAGTATATCTTAGACCAAGATATGGACTACCTAGAAGGTAACATCATTAAGTATGTTTCTAGGTATAAATTTAAGAATGGACTAGAAGACCTGAAGAAGGCACAATGGTACTTAGAAAAACTAATAGAGGAACAAGGAGGACAGTATGAGCTTGACATTAATTGAGCTGAGAGAGAGAGTAGCACGAGAGTATGACCCAGTAGTTCTGGTTGACATATTGGATATTACATCTGAAGAACTGCTAGTAGAGTTTGAAGATAAACTGTTAGATAAACGGAAGGAGTTTGCAGAATATGATGAACGTTGAAGTCTTTGTGCTATTGAGTGTTATACTGTTAGCTTTAGGAGCTTTTCTTATGTGGAGACACGGTATAAGTTCTTACGATAAAGGTCTTAGAGAGGCAGTAATACTACACCACTCAGGACGATTAACTTATGAGGCGTACTATGACGAGAACCAAGAGGAGATGTTAGAGATTGACATCAAGCCTCTGTATGGAGAAGATGATGAAGACTAAGTATCAAGGAATAACCATAGACAAGAGCAGGGACGAGAGTATGACAGCTCAAGCATTAGCCTTAGTCAAGGGTTACTATCTCAGAGGGAAAGAGAAATCACCACAGGAGGCGTACGCTAGAGCCTCAGTTGCTTATAGTGCTGGAGATTTAGAACTAGCACAACGCTTGTATGAAGCCGTGAGCAAAGGGTGGTTTATGTTTAGCAGTCCTATACTATCTAACGCACCTGCGAAAGGGGAGGAAGGAAAAGGATTACCTATTAGTTGTTTCTTGTCATACATACCTGACACCTTAGATGGTCTCATTAGTCATCAGGCTGAACTGGCGTGGCTAAGTGTTAACGGAGGTGGCGTAGGTGGTCATTGGTCAGATGTTCGAGCAGTGAGTGATAAAGCGCCCTCGCCCATACCGTTCATTAAGGTAGCTGACTCAGCGATGACAGCATACAAACAAGGACAAACTAGAAAAGGAAGCTATGCAGCGTATATGGACATCAGTCACCCAGACATTATTGAATTTCTCAATATTAGGATTCCTACTGGAGGCGATAGCAACCGCAAGTGTTTTAATATTAACAACGCTGTTAATCTTACTACTGATTTTATGGATACCGTTGTTGCTGGTGGGCTATGGAATCTGGTTGACCCAAATGATGGCACTGTACGTGATAGCGTACCTGCTAGAGAGCTGTGGGAACGTATCTTGGAAACGAGGTTTAGGACAGGCGAGCCTTACCTTAACTTCATTGACGAGTCTAATAAGCATTTGCCGGAGAGTCTTAAGGCGAAAGGGTTAAAGATACGTGGTAGTAACTTATGTAATGAAATTCACCTACCAACAGATGATAAGAGAACAGCGGTCTGTTGCCTATCTTCTGTCAATCTTGAGAAGTTCGACGAATGGAAAGGAACGGAGCTGGTCAAAGACTTAATCACTATGTTAGATAATGTACTGAGTAGCTTCTGTAAGTCAGCACACCCGATACATCTGAAGAAGGCTATCTATAGTGCGCTTCACGAACGTAGCTTAGGCTTAGGTGCTATGGGTTTCCACTCGTACTTACAGGCTAAGAGTATCCCTTGGGAGTCTTCGTTAGCTGTAGGACAGAATAGGTTAATGTTTAATACCCTTAAGAATCAAGCAGTTATGGCAACTAGTGTTCTCGCTGTAGAGAGAGGAGAGTACTTAGATGGCACAGGAACAGGGAGACGTAACTCACACTTGCTTGCTGTCGCACCTAACGCTAACAGTGGTATGATACTGGGTACTAGTCCTTCGATTGAACCTTTAAAGTCTAATAGCTTTGCACACAAGACACGCATAGGTTCACACGTTATTAGGAATAAATACTTAGAGCCAGTATTAGAGGAGCACAGGCTACGACTAGGTAAGGATAAGGCTTGGTTAGAAAGAGAGTGGAGAAACATCAACCATCATAACGGTAGTGTGCAACAGCTAGACTATCTTACGGAGTGGGAGAGGGATGTATTCAAGACTGCCTTTGAGCTAGACCAAATGTGGGTCGTGCAACACGCAGGAGACAGACAACCTTTTATCTGTCAAGGACAGTCGGTAAATCTATTCTTCCCTGCAGGTAGCGACAAGAACTATGTATCACTAGTACACCTGAAGGCTTGGAAGCTCGGGCTTAAAGGGTTATATTACTTACGCACATCAGCTACATCTGGAGCAGAGAATGTCGGACAGAAGGTAGAGAGAATTGCGTTGAAAGACTTTATGGAGGAAGACGAATGTCTAGCTTGTCAAGGTTAACAGAAGAAAGTAAAACATTTAAACCTTTTCATTTCCCTTGGGCGATGGAGATGGCAGAGAAGCACGAGGACTTACACTGGACTGAAGCAGAAGTTAACTTATCTGACGATGTAACACAGTGGAAGGATGGTACGCTCAGTGATGTAGAGAAGAACCACATCACACAGATACTAAGGCTGTTCACACAGTCTGATGTGGTCGTTGGTGGTAACTACTGTGATATGTTCATACCACACTTCAAGAACAACGAGATGCGGAATATGCTCCTTAGTTTTGCAGCTAGGGAGGGTGTGCACCAGAGAGCTTACGCATTACTTAACGACACACTCGGCTTACACGAGAGTGAGTACTCTATGTTCCTTGAATACGATGCTATGGTGGAGAAGGTAGAGTTTATGAAGGAGGCTGACGTACACACGCAACACGGTATGGCTAAGGCTATTGCGTTATCTGTCTTTAATGAAGGTGTTTCTTTATTTTCTGCGTTCATTATGCTACTTAACTATCAAAGAATGGGTAAAATGAAAGGTATGAATACAGTAGTCGAGTGGTCTATTCGAGACGAGACTATGCACTGCGAAGGTATGAGTAAGTTATTCAGAGAGTATTGCAACGAACACAATAGGATTGTTAATGATGATTTCAAGAAAGAGATTTACTCAATGGCGAGAGATATTGTCCGGCTGGAAGATAAGGTTATTGACCTTGCCTATTCGGGTGGCGATATCGAAGGACTTGATAAAGGTGAAGTTAAAACGTACATACGCTATCTGGCTGACAGACGATTAATACAGATGGGACTTAAGGGTAACTTCAAAGTCAAAGAGAATCCACTTCCGTGGGTAGAGGAGTTAACAAGCGGTGACAGTATGAGTAACTTCTTTGAGAAGACAGTAACAGATTACTCAGCCGTGGGTATGTCAGGAGAAATAGTATGGACAAAGGACTAGTACGACTCGATAAAACAAACGAGCTTTATCTTAAATTACGTAAGGATAAGGCTCGACATCGAGAGGTCAAGACTACAACAGCACGTAGGCCTTTCTGGAAAAGAGACTGGAGGAAGTAATGAGTGAGGAAAGATTGTACACGTTCAACGAACTACTGGAAAGACTAATGCTTACTGACGAGGAGCTGTTGCTGTGTAAGCAGCACAGAGATTACAACAAGAAGCTAAACGATATGTTAGAGGGACGCGGTAACTGTGACAACAGAGGTAACATAGGAGACCCACCAGATGAACCTAAGGTACATAATAGAGGATGGGATGAACACTATGGTGCATAAATCAGACTTTCATATTAGAGAGGAATAGAGATGACTGAAGACAGGATAATTAATTGCCTTAACGAGGTAGGATTTAACTTTGTAAAGATGGACGATAAGTTCTCACGGTATGACGCTTTCGACAGCGAAGGCTATACTATGATGGAGATTAAGTGTAGGCATAAGCACTACCCTGATACCATCATCGAGAAGATTAAGTTTGATTGGAATAAAGAACACGCAGAGAAGAACGACTTAGAATTTCTATACGTAGTGTCTATGCCGTGTCCTATTAAGAAGAAGGAAGTTATCTATGTCTTCGACCCTCTTGTTATGGAGGCTGAGGATGACTATAACTTTAAGTGGCACACAAAAAGACTCCCCGCTAAAACAGAGTTCGCAGGGAGACAGTGGGTTGATAAGGAAATAGGCTACTTAAATATCAAAGATGCCTTAGTAACTGTTGAAGAAAAAGTTCACCAGTGAACTAATTTAAACTAGAGGAGAGAAGACCTTGCCATTTCTTAGCAGAGTTTATTCTTTCCTCATAGTTTGCTTTAGATTTACCTACGTCCTCAGAGTCTTCAAACTGTTCATACCTCTTGCCGAACATAAACGTCTTATAAGGTAAGCTGTCCGACTCAAAGGCAAACCGTACCTTCGCCATATTACCTGAGCCTACATCATAAGGTACATCAGCTTGTTTGTTATATACATTATCATACACAAACTTAGCTTGGCTATCAGAGCTATCGCTCAAACCACCCTTGTCTAACCAATCGAAGTAAGCATCCTTATGTTTATCAGTGAACTGGAATAGACCATATCCTGACTTACCTTTAGCTACTTCTTTTTTAGTGTAGTCAAACGTACCCCAAGTTTCTTTCTCAATGTTACCCATAAGCGCAGGGATGTCTTCCATCTTAAATCCTGCTTTCGCTAGTGAGTCCACGACAGACCTCTGCTTGGTGGTCAGCATACCTTCTTCAGGTTCATCAGAACCACCGGCCCAATCTACTAAATCACTTAACCATCCCATTACTTCAAAACCTCCCTAAGTTCTAGCGAAATCTTCTTAATCTCTTTTGCTATATCACCATTAATCTTTTCTATTTCTGCTCTAGACATCTTACCTGCCCTGAATGATTTCTTATTAGCGTCCATTATGGTCTTGAGGCTGGCTATCTTATTCTTATACTTGTAGCTTATCCGCTTCTCCATCTTATCTTCTTCAAAAGTCTTAATCTTAACACCCACAACATTTAACAACGACTCACCTAATGTCCTATCATCTTTAGTTGGATGTGATTTACCGTCAACCTTAGCGTTAAGAACACCGTTAATCTGATGATACATAGGCAGGAACTCCTTAGCTAAGATAGATAGTCTTCCTGAGCTGAGGTCTCCTATCTCGTGTTCAGATATACCAGAACCTACGCCACCTACTGTCCGTCCTGTGTAGGTATCAAAACCTAGAAGTGTCTTAGCGATACCGCCTAAAGAAGCTCCTGATGGTTGGAGTGGAGCAGGAAGTCCGGGAACAGAGAAAGGAGAAGTATTACCAATGTTCATTATGTCTCCTCCGGGAATCCATCTGGCTATGTCTAAGTACTTCTGTCCTCCACCACCTAAGCTACCTAGGGGTATCAGTGTGTTCTGGTCTCCGGGAATTACACCACCAAACACCTCAAAGGTCTGATTTAGTTCTGCCTGTTTCTTACGTTGTTCTTCTAAATCACCTTCGCTTAAGTCTGTGCCTAACCAGTTAGCTCCGTGTAGAATACCTGCCCATTTAGCCAGCTTCCAAGGTCTCTTAAGAGCTGTCTCTGCTAATATAGGAGCTACTCTGTATGTGTACGCTATGAAAGGCCAGCCGGTTTCCCTCATTATTTTAATTCCGGGAGCGTCTATCTCGTAATCAAGCATACCTCTCCGAGCAAACTGAGCAGCTTCTTCTTTAGTAGCTCCTTTAGCCAACCTATCCTTATAGAGAGCTAACCTGAATAGGTTATCCTCTGCTTGATATAAGTCATCTAGGTGTGTCTTCTTCAGATAATCAGCGCCTCTCTTTGTGTTCTCCCATAGTTTATCTAAGAAAGACTCAGGCATCATACCCGTGTCTTCTTTAGATACGAACTTCCTATATGACGAACCTACGTGTCCTGTTAGCTCGTTCTTCATCATATCTGCGTTGAACACGCCTAATGACTCAGCATCTTTATAGTCTTGGCTCTTGCCTACTTTCTTTAACCCTCTCATTTCAGAGGCTGCTGTCCTAATATGTTTAAAGCTACCATCTAGTAGGTCGTATAAGACGAAGTTAGACATCACGTTATTCATATGAACCACTGGGTTCAGAGATGTTTTTCCACGCTTCCACCAAGACAGCATATTAGAATGTACTCTACCTAACCTAGAATTTTTCAGGTTGTTAAAAGTAGAAGCGAACTTCAGGTCGTTATATATATCACTCCTGACTATCATAGTCGGCTCGTCTTTATTTCCTGCCAGCCTACCAAATCGTTTTACAGTACCTTGTCCTTTAACTGAGTCTGTGCTTACCTTTGT